AGACGGTGTTGGAGTAGGAGTTGGTGTTTCAGTAGGAGTAGGAGTTGGAGACGGTGTTGGTGTTTGGGTGGGTGTTTCAGTAGGAGTTGGAGACGGAGTTGGAGTCGGATTTGGTGTTTCAGTAGGAGTTGGATACGGAGTTGGAGTCGGCGTCGGAGTTGGTGTTGGAGTAGGAGTTGGTACTAAAACAACTGGACTTGGAGTTGGTGTTGGGGTTGGGGTATCTTCTATAAAATCTCCGTCTTCTTGGAAATTTTCGGCAAATGGTAGGTTATCTACCCAATTTTTTTTTTCGGTAACTCTTCGTTACGAGTCAGTTTTCCACCTACCATGATATTATATGCAAGTACAAGTGCAACTGCAACTGGATCAAAAACCAAAACAATTACAATAATAAACCACTTTACAACTTGGTCTACTGGCATTCCAAATGATTCGGCAATAAAACGAAAACTACCGATATCAGTTGCACGGATTCCTTCTTTTTCTTTTAATATCTCTGCTTGGTTTTCTTTTATTTTATCATACTTGTCTTCTATGATAGTTACATTATCTAAATCGTTTGTTGTATCACGAAGACCATTTACTTTTTCCACAAATTTATCGTATTCACTTGAAATTTGATCATCAATCTTTGTAAGAGCATCGTTATATGATTTTGTTGCGGAAGTTTCTTCTTCTGTTATTGCTAATAGTGATTTTGCAATAGAATCTCTTTCAGGTTGTTGTGCTATCCTTAATTCTTCTATTTTCTTTTTGTTGTTACTAAACAACCCACCCGGTTTAGATTCCAATTCACTTTTTGATTTATCTAATACTGCAAGGCGATTCATTAGTTGTTGTCTACGCAGTACCCTTGATTCTGTGTCGGTTTTGTTTCTATTGGCAAGTGCTTCTTGTCTTTTTCTTCCGTCTGCTACAAAATCATCATAAATTTTTTGAAAACCTGCAATCGTTTCAGTCTTTTTATCTTCTACCGTTACATCTGTGTTTTTAAGTGTTTCAATTTCGGTTTCAATAACTACTATTTCTTTATTAAGTGTTTCTATGTTATTTTCGTGCATTTCAACTCTTGATCGTGTGTCATCGTATGCATCACTTAAAAATCCATAAATACCCAATGAGGTAATTCCAATCAAAACTACAACTGCAAGTGTGCAATACCATTTTAACATTCTTGGAATTCTTTCCCAATAACGATACAAAAAAGAAGTCATTGCAAGTTTCCCTGCCTCAAGGACTCCTGCCATAACCATGGCTGCAATGGCTGCACCTGCAAATAATAACCCAATACCTCTAACGGAAAAGAACGCAGCTGTACCTGCTACTGCAAGTGCAAGTCCTCCGATTATAGCAGTAAATAACTTCATAATAATATATATGCTTTCTTTAAAATATTCTCCAAACCCTAGCAAATATAAATATAATATAATTATAAAAAAAGGAGGTAAATTTCTTTACCTCCTCAAATTATAATGGGTTTTTAATGTTTTTTTACAAAATTTTTACTTTTTTTGCTTTAGTTTCAACTACCTCTTTCTTAGGAATTCTAACATTTAGTATACCGTTATCAAACTTAGCAGATATTTTTTCTACATTCAATGTAGACTCGTCTACTTTAAATGAACGTTTGAAAGATGAACGTTTTAGTTCCTTGTATACATACCTAATTTCAGGATTTTCTAATTCTGGTTTTTTTTCTCCAGAAATGGTAAGCATTCCATCTTCGTATTCAACAGACACATCATCTTTTCCTAGACCTGCGATTTCTGCTTCTATCAAGACTTCGTCTCTTAGGTCTGCTACATTTACTCGTGGGTAAGAACTATTCCCAAAAAAATTAACTCCAAATTCTTGACCAAAATTTGGAAATGCTTGATTTACCATTTTGTCAAACAGAGAATCAAATGGAGTTAAGAATTCGTCTCGCATATTTGGAACGTGTTTATTTAGTCCTGTTCCATTGGACTTATATTGATACTTTTTCATTTTACTTTTCTTTTTTGAGTTACAAATCTCGTTTTGAGCATTTGTTGAATAACCTCAGATGAGCATTATTCTAATGATAAATATTATTATATTTTCATTTTTCAAGGATCAAACTTCATTATGTCTTCCATATTTGATTTTTCTGCAAGGCAGGTCATGTGGTCAGCCCAATGAATCACTCGTGGTAATTCTGTTTTAAGTCCAACCTCCTTTGAAAATGCTTTAAGGTATTGTGGGTTTGCTTCATCGTACATTCCGTCTGAAAGTTTAATTGCTAAAAATTCTTTCTCGGTAATTTTAATATCAAAGTGTTGTAGCAACCAAACACTTCTATCCGTAACAGACATCCAATGTATATCTGGGTTTATATTGTATAGTTTTCCTTGATTTTTTCTATGCCACTCACTTTCGTTGTGAACATATTGTTCTCCGTCAAGTGAACCAAGTTTTCCTAGATCGTGGTGAAACGCAGAGAACATCATTTCGTCATCTGTAAAATCAATATTTGCCCCAATGCTTTGTAAGAGTACCTTAACTCCACGAACGGTTTTACATACACCGAGTACATGGTCAATGTATCCTCCGTCATAAGCATTGTGAAAACGATCAATGCTACTCGCAGGAGATATTAAAGCACGTAGTCCCAAACATCCGTCATCTGTTCCAAACATATGGAGCATTTTTTCTTTACGTTCACCAGTAAAGGTGTCGTCTATAAATTTTAAGTATTGCTTGTAGTTGTCTTCTAGTTGTGATTCGGTATATTTTTTCATAATATAAAATTATATTATATATTTTTATTTTTATCAAGTATTTTCTTTTTTCTAGGGACAAGTTTTTTAAAGTTTCCTTTTTTGTTAAATAATTCTTTGTTTTTATTATATTTTTTTCTTGAAGCAGTTGGGTGGTATAAATGAAATGCAATATTTTTAGTGTATCCGTGCACTATGTCTTTGGGCAATCTGCTCATTAAGTCTAGGTCTTGAAATCCCCACCCTTCGTATGCTTCATCATACCCACCTATACTTTTAATTAAATCTGTGTTGATTATGAAACTATATTTACCAAACGCATTGTTTACTTCCCTTCGGACTTCATCAAATTTTATGTATGTTGTTTTTAGCAAATGATCGGATTCTTTTTCATTTAAATTTTGAATAAATTCATAAGGTCTAATCAAATGTGAATTACTTGGTACTTGAGATGTTACATAATCTACATCTAAATAAACATCTACATCTAACATCCATATATATGAAAAGGTACAATCGTTTATATAACGATTTAATAATACAGACTTATTAAATACATCAGATTCTATATGAAAAATCTTGTGTTCTATACCTGGAAATCTTTGGATTATGTCGTAGGAATTGGTTGATGGACTGTGTTGTTCAACTATAACTACATTTCTGTATAATTTAGAATTAGACAAATGGTGTAAATTGAATGCGAGACTTCGTTGTCTGTATTCGCATAAGTTATATATGGGAATTATAATCCCTATATCCATTTACGACTTTTTAACTATTGTTCGTCCCGAAAAGGATGTGTCAAGGTGTTTAAGTTCCTTGATTGTAAAGTGTGTACCAAGTAAACTACCTTTGAACTTGAATACATAACAAGTTTCAGGTGCGTTTGCTACTTTCGATCCGGAATTTACAGTAACTCTTACAAGTTGTCCATTTAATGTATTTTGTGCACCAATTTCCATGAGTGTGTATCTTGGGTCGTAGAATGCCGACTCGTTGTCTGTCTTCTCGTGATTCTCAATAGACTCAATTACACGTGCCTCGTCAGCATATATTGTCATAAACGCAGCCTCATCTCCGGTGTCAACTGGTGGGTAACAGAATACAGTGTTTTCTCTGAAGTTCTTCCACGATATAGCAAGTCTTGATTTTGAACCTTGCCATGACTGAGCATTAACCGATTTACTATAAAATCTTGCTCCGTTCTTATTGTTAATAAGTGCTGAGTCACCGTTTGTAAGAATTGGGGTGATGTTCTTTGATATACTTGCAGAATTTTCTGGTATAAATTGTTCATATTCATCTATACAACATGAATTAGACAGACAAGCAACTCTGTTGTTCTTTAAAAGTTCAACCGAGTATTCATTTGCCCAGTGTGTAGATGGTAGTGATTTTCCGTCTAGGGTTACAGCTGAAATTCTTAGTGTTTTCTCCACTACGGTTTGTCCACCCGATGTAACTGGAATTATTTCTATCATTTCCTTGCTTGGAAGTGAGAGTTTAAATGTTCCAGTTACAGGTGACCATTCACTATCATTTGTGTATTGACCATCATTACTTTCAACGAGTGCGTCAATTTTAAATCCAATGTTATATGGCATTGGTACTTTAAATTTATATACATTATCTGTTCCAACTCCCGGTATTTGGGAGTCTGCCAATTTAATTTCAAATACAGAACCTTCTTCGTATTTAACATTGTTAGCAGGAAGGACAGTACTTCCTTTTACGTATATGTCGTTTTCGTTTTGAAGATTGTCAGCACAACTACCTGTCCACGAAAGGGTTGGTACAATTCTACTCTTTTTCATTTCATCTTGATTAGCAAGCAGAACTTCGGGTGAATTGTATCTATCGTTGAAGTCAATATTTGCAGTTGATTGTGTCATCACTTTCAGTTTTACAGTAACTTCACCGATACCCGTGTTTTCGAGAAATTGATTTGGAATGAAATCAACGGTTTTGTGAGAGACAATTGTATCATCATCTTTTACATTTGCTTCTGCTTCATTGTGCAATACACCAATATCCACATGATAAACATAAATTTCAGAACCCATGAGTGTTGGAAGTTGAACATTTTTATCAGAATACTCTCTTCTTTCTTGAGTACCTTCAAGTTTATTGTATGCAATTTCCACAACAAGATTATTTCTACTTGTAACGGTACCTGTGTTTTCCACCTTGATTTTCCATCCTGTGTACAATATCTTACCGGTACCCGATTCTGTATATAGATGTGGGTCAACTTTGATTTTATATTCTTCGGAAAGTTCACGACCTCCCGTTGGTGATCCTGTTAGGGGTCTGTAATTTGTTACAATTGCGGTGTGCTCACCTGTTGCAACGAAAACAGGTTTACTTATAGTTGGTTCATAATTAGAATGTACTACGTTTGACCCAACTCGTTTCCAGGTTCCTGTGTCAACTAAACCACCCGTTGCGGATTGTTTGCTTGTTTCTTGTGCTTCGTTTAATAAAGCAATTGTATCTGCCAGGTAATATACGATCCCAGGTTGTAGTTTGGTGGTTTCGCTTGAAAATGTTATTTTTCCAAAAAACACAACGCGTGCTGGATGTCTTTGGTTTGTGGAACTTGTGTCCCCTTGCTTACATTCAACTAACACTTTCTCTACAACTGCAAGTGATTCAATTAATCTTTCTGTGTCAAAGTAGTTTGAGTTATCTAGTTCTGCCGATGCCAAGTCCCACCCCTTTTTATCAGGATTGTAAAAGATCGCATCACCTACTTTGGGGCAATCGTACACAAGGTCAACGTGATCTTTAACCGCACTCAAACCGCCTACTTCTTTATTATCTCCATAATATTCGGTGTGGATTTCTCTAAGTGCTGATCGTAATTTATCATCTGATACGATTGTTAAATCGTTTCCACCTTTGTCTTGTATTTTGGCCCAACCACTTGGATTACAAGCACCACCTCGTCCTCCACTTGAACCACACTTTGACATATTGAATGCTGAGTTTGACATAACCTTTTCTTTCCTTAAATATTCTGTGTAATTCCTGGTTTAAGTGACTTAACTGGGTCCATTACACGTTCCCATACTAATACATACTTAGTTGCTGATGCGGTACTTTCAGATACATTTATTGCACGAACACGTTTGTATACATAAATTTGTTTTACTTCAATTTTCTGTGTATTTTGATGCACATATGTTACGAAACTATAATCACCTTCAGAGCTGTCCCCAATAAAAATACCTTTGTGTGGCCATACACGATCAAGAAATTCTATAACCTCATCAATGGTGTCTCCGTTTTTATCTACTGAGTTGGGTGGTGCGGCGTCACACGTTTTATCGTCTTCACTTGTTTTACATGAAAAGAATGTAAAGTGCTTATATCTAAAGTTTCCGATATCGTATAATGATCCCATTATGATAATTTCCTTACATAGTTCCAGTTTGATCCATCAACCGAATCAAGTCGCACAAGTTCGTGTGATTCAAATTTAGTAACTGCTTTGTTATCCTGTGTGTATTCTATAATAAATGTAATTACACTTCTATCATTAGTTCCTGCATCAGGCCATGCTACTTTCAGAAAATCACTTGAAAACTTTTCAAGTTCAGTTTGTCCTGTGAACTCACGTGTCCTGTTGATGGTGTAATTTTGAGTTTCACGACTTTCGTATGCACAAGGAGTCCATGTCGTGGGATCAACTGCATTACACCTGTCTTTTGGATTTGGATACGGTGGTTGATTTAATATTAAAATTTTATTAGGAGAAACTGCATAAAATGCAGGTTTTGAATATGATAATACTTTACCGGATGTATGATCTCGCACAAATGGATCAATTATTGTTGTATTTCTAAATGGAGAAGTTCCATCGCACACAGATTTAAGTTTTTCACCAAGAACTGATAACTTTTCGTCTTCTTTGAGATTATAAAATTCACTTAATTCTTCAGGAGCATAATCGTATATACAATTTCTAAGTTCCGTTGTTTGATTTGTTGCAGCCAGTTGATCATTGTTGATTGGAAACGATTCAACATAATAAGTGTATCCTGTTTTGAATAATCCTGATGTGATATCTTTGTTCACGGCCTGTGTGTCACCACTTGGTAAAGTAATAATTTCGGAAGACTGAAACTCGGGTGGATCAAACTGAACCATTCCACTTGTTTGTATTTCAAAAAAGTCACTCGTTGAATTAATTACAACACCCAACATATCACACCCGTAGTTATCATCTTCAACGGGTGGATTATTATTATTTTGGGTTGTTGTAGTTTTATTCTGCGATGCTGAGTTACATAAAGCATAATTTGTTGTTCCACTTTCACGACCTAGAAAACTAGGAAGTACGTCTTCAGATAATTCATCTTTATCATATTCTGATCTTATTAAAAAGTTATCAACCGATGTTCTTACACTACTTCTTTTAATTCTTAGAACATCCCCTGTTTTAATACTATTACACGCAGATGGTTCATATATAACAAACTTATTAGACTGCTCATCAGAAGAACATACTAAGCCACGATAGTTCATTAAAATACCTGTGGTTTTTGATGTAGCAACTACCATTGGTTTGGATATTGTTGTATCTAAACTAACAATTTCCGCAGGATCAATATCCATAAGTGATCCACCTGTACCTAGAAAATATGTTTTACCTGGTATTAATAATTGATTGTCATATACACGAGTGATTGCGTTGTCATCTGGATCAATAGGTCTTTTTTCTATTGAAACAGGACCACCTATGACTGAGGTATCCCATTCGAACTCAATGTATCCGTTGAATACTACACTAATTTTTTCAATTATTTTATTACTATTAGTAGAATCTTTGGTGTATTTAATTTTTCTAATTACACCGATTGCTTCCGCAGTATCTAAACTTGTACATCCTGCTTTAGAAAATTTGTTGTTGCTACTGACATATAATATATCACCTATTTTATATGATTGCAATTCTCCGTTTACATGACTTTCTAAAAACGACCCAGGAAACACTTGTTCAGACGCACCAGGTGAATCGGTGAATTCTATACCAGTTCCATCGTTGTTGATTTTAATGTAACCACCCCTGTTTTCTGAATATGAGTCGGGTACATCTCTGAGGTTTTTGAAATCAATACCAACTTCACCGTTTGCTATTTTATTCAACTCAGCTGCAAGTGATCCCGCTGATATACCTTTCGTTTCACCCGTTGGGGATGCTGAGTTAGATTTGGAATCCGCGTCGACGACTATAAACAAGTCATCTGAGTCAAGATTATTTAATCTATTTAGGTCTGTTATCTTTTGGTTGGCCATGTGAAATACTAAAATTCCGTGAATCTATACATATACATATATTGTTTTATGATATATAAATATTATTTTGATAAACTTTTTAACTTAGTAATTATAAATTTTACTAATTGACTTCTAACAATGTCCTCTTCTGTGAATTTAAAAGTGTGAATTCCGTGATTTTTTGAGGCCTCATCTTCAAATAAGTTGAGTATGTTATTAAACCCACTTCTGTTGCCTATGTCACTCTGCATTGCGTCTCCACAGATAAAAACTTTACAGTTTTCACCTATACGTGTCATTATGGTAATCATCTCTTTTTCTGATAAATTTTGTGCTTCATCTACTAAGATAAATTTGTTTTCCCAACTTGCCCCTCGGAGAAATCCAACAGGTATACCATATATTCGTTCTTCTTCTTGTAAATATTTTATGTCAATTGGGTTAAGTAGTTCCTCTAGTTTATCTTTAAATGGTTCTAAGTAGGGAGCCATTTTATCATCTTGAGCTCCCGGTAGAAACCCAAGTTTTTGATCAGAACTTTCTACAGCACTTCTAACATATATCATCTCTTCTATTTTCTGCTCCTGAAATAATTGGAGACCACAATAAACACTTAACCAAGTTTTTGCAGTTCCGGCGGGTCCATCTATGAAAATTAGTTTTGTATCATTATCTAATGCTATTTTATTTAACAAAGTTTGCTTTTCAGTAAATTTTTTATTTAATTTAATTTTAAGCTTTCTAAGTGGAGTAAGTTGATTATCTTGCATCTCCTCTTCTATATGGGCATTTGCTAATAGGTTTTTGTTTACAGTTTTGGTTTTTTTCCTTGACATCGTTATTTCTCCACGTTATGACAGTTATTGTCTTTATTACTTATAAGTCTTTATTATTACTATTTTTATTTAATGTATATAGCTTACTATTTAAAACAGTACAAATTTCATATTCTTCAATATCACTAAAGTATTTAATTAAATTTTTCAAGTTAATTTCATAACTTTCTTTTTTAATTACTACTTCAAGTTTCGTATCGTTAAAAGAAAATACATTAAGTCTTTCGGGAATTTGTTCTTCGTTTAATTGTTTAAAACATTCATAAACGTGTCTCATGTATTCGTCTTTTCGTTTTTTAATATCTTTTTTAAGAGAATTATTGTCTTTTGGAATTTTAAAAATTTTATTATCCATATCTATAAGTATATTTGATTAAATAATATTATTAAGAATTATGGGCAGAAGATTTTTTAAACGATACAAAAAACTCGAAGACGAAGAATCAAACACTTCATCGGAAAGTAATAATGCAAATACAGATAATGTAAGTTCATCACAATCAGAAGGTAAAGTTGGTTTTTTTGATCTAGCAAATAATTTATCTAAAGCATTAGTAGAGTGGCAACGAGCAGGTCGACCAGTTGTTAGTAGTGAGCAATGGAATAAAAGGTTAAACATATGTAGAGGTTGTCAGCACTGGCAAGAAATTAAACAGACAAAAATTGCACGGTGTTTAAAATGTGGGTGTAGTAGTGGTAAATTATTATTATCTACCAGCAAATGTCCACTAGACCCACCAAAGTGGGGAAGTGAACTTTAATTTTTATAATAAATATGATTTTTTTTTAATTACCCTAATATTTATGATAAATGAATGATGCAAATTACAAGTTAACAACCGTTAAGGTTTTGTCCGACAATTACTCAAAATTTAAATTGAAGACGATTGACTCACCTATGACTTTACAAAAATTGGTTAATCGTGCAATCGAGCAATATTTGAAAGATGGAGACTTTGAAAAAAAACTCGACGAAGCAAAAATCTTTGATAATGACAATAAGTATTAATTATTGACATTGGTGATAAAAAGCATACTATATAAGTGTGCAAAATAAAAAAATAGTAATAATAGGAGATGATATACGACAACCAACAGGTGTCGGTAATATTCTACGTGCTATATCCTTAGAACTTTCACAAAAGTATGACATTGTTCAAATTGCAGCTGGTCTAGACTCAAGTGAAGTAATAGATATTTCAGAATCTGTATCAAAAGCAACAAAAAATCCTAAAGCATATTTTAAATTATATGGCACATCCGAGTATGGTTCGTTAGACTTATTGCGAAGTGTAATTAGAACAGAATCTGCATCTGCTATCTTGATAATGACCGATCCTCATAGATTTAATTGGTTATTTGAAGCAGAGCACGAGGTACGAAGTTTATGTCCAATATATTACTACCATGTGTGGGACAACACCCCATATCCTAAATTTTTATCAAGTATATATAATAGTTGTGATGCAATAGGTTGTATTAGTAAATTAACACATGAGTGCGTTACTAATGTAGTTACAGATCACCCATGTGTAAAATACACACCACATGGAATCAATACAAAAAAGTTTTATCCACAAGATGATAAAATGATTTCACAAAACAGAAAAGACTTTTTAGGTAAAGATTACGAATTTGTTTTGTTTTGCAATGCAACAAATATTCAAAGAAAAGAACTTTCAATATTAATGTCAGGATTCAATGAATTCTATAATAAATTAAGTAAAAAGAATAAAGAAGATGTTGTTTTATTGATTCACACCAACCCAACTGCACCTAACGGAGTAAACATCAATTCAATCCTGGATGATTTATATTCAGATTTACCTGTATTGATTTCCGATGAAATGGTACTTGAACCAATTTTAAATAATATGTACAACCTATCAAGTTGCGTTATTAATATAGCATCCAACGAGGGGTTTGGACTTAGTACACTTGAAGCAGTTGCTACCAAAACTCCAATCATCGTAAATAACACAGGTGGTCTAAAGGATCAAATTAATGAAGATTGGACAGAAGTTGTAGAACCAAGTGTGACTTGTATACGGGGAACACAACAAACTCCATATATTCATGCAGATTATGTAGACCCAAAGTCGGTTGGAAAATCTATAAACACTTTATATAAAAGAAGAAAAAATATTAAAATGGATTCTTATTTGGACTTCTTGAGAGATAATAATTTTACAGAAGAATCTATGTGTTCTAATATATCAAGTCAAATTGACGAACTAATATACAACTATAAACAACCCGAACGATTTAGATTTAGCAAAATAACATGAAACCAATACTAATATACGATTCACCAATCACTTCTTTAACAGAAAATGGTGACTATGCACGAGAAGTTGCTGATTATATTTGTAACTTAGATTCAAAGTATGATATATTTTTTATAGATACACCGACACCTGGTAATCAATGTTCCTTTGTATTTGAAAACGAAAGCATAACAAAGATATTAAAGCGCAAACTACACACATCACGAGTTGAGTATGTTGATCTTTATGTAAAAATGGGAAATCCATCAGACTTTAAAACAATAGGAAAAAACAATATAGGAATTATTACTCAATCAACTACACTCTTTACCAAAACAGAAGCAGAGTTGTGTAGTAAGATGGATAAAATAATAGTTCCATCAAAATATGCAAGTGATTATCTTTCAGATAAAACAGAAACTGATCTACAAGTCATTGAAAGGTGTATTCATACCCACAAACCTACATCGTATGATAAGTCAGGTGAATTGGTAAAATACATTGAGAGTATCAAAGAAGAATATTGTTTTTTATTTGATGGTAATTGGAACTTAAAGGTAAGTCCAAGCAATGAGGTTAATAATATCAACGCACTAATACGTTCTTTTATACATTCAACACAAAACATTAAAAATAAACCAGCATTGTTGTTGCGTACAAACTACCTTAATTATAGTCGCACCGACTACGATAAAATACAATCACATATTACCGAGATTTTAAAAGACTCACATATAGAGAATCCAAGTATTTATGTGTTACATGGCCATTTTACATCACACGAAGTTCGTGAGTTATATCGTCACTCAAAGATAAAAACCACAATCAGTATGTCACGTGGAAAGTTTTTTGAAAGGAGTATATTCGAGTCATTGATAAACAATAAACCTGTTATCGTGTCTGAGACTTCATCCGCAAATGAGTTTCTAACATCAGATAAATTTAAAGTCTCGGGTAAGACAGAAAAAACAGAAAGTGATAATTCTGTTGGAGAATATTCTAAATTTGAAGTAGATATAGAACAATTCTCAGAAAAGTTGAAAGATGTACAGACTAACTACGAATCGTATAGAGTTGAAGTTGAAAGTATAGTAAACTCAATCAAGACTACTCATAACAAGAAAACAATCGGAGATAGGTATAAAGAGTTAATAAATTCATATATATAATATACATTAGTATATTAATATGAGTTTCTATGCCCAATATATAAAAAGACTTATCGGTGGTGATGTTTCAGTAACAAAACCAAGAATACAACCTGGTCATATTATATCATTTCGTTACCGAACAGAAGTAACTAGAAGACGTGTAAATAGACTCGTCTTGGTGCTGGGGAAATTTAATAAAGGTGGAACTCCTCTTTTACACGGAGTTTCACTTGAATTTATTCCCGAGAGTAAGTTATATGCTTTTTTAAAACGAGTAATACTAAAAGATACAATTTCACAAATAAAAAGAAAACTTGAATTAAAAGGGCCGTTTTCGGAACTCATAGATAGACCACGTTCTTTTTATCAGAACTATGTAAAAAAGAATTTAATTCGTTATGATTGCTATCGGACATATAAAATGAGTGAAATCAGAAGACCAAAATTATATATGTTGGATTGGAAGAAGTTAAAATTATTTGATAACAACACACACCCATCTGCCATTATTAATAAAACCGAAAGTTTGACTGAAATAAAACAAAGCAAAATGTTACTAAATAAAATATTGAAGTCTGATATTGACAATTTAAATAACAGTAGATTTAAAACACTCATAACAGATAGATTCGGTAGTTTAGATTCGTTTTATGAAATGTTAGACGATCTACGCAACTTTGTAGACAAACCGGGGGCGGATTCGGAAAATGAGTTTGACGCAAGCAAATCCTAGCATCAGTTATGCTATATGTGTAAGTGAGGAAACCGAGTCATTTATAGGATTAGTAGACTACATCAACATACACAAAAAAGAAAAAGACGAAATAATAGTAATTTCAGATTTCAGTAAATGTGAACGAATTAAAGAGTATCTTGAAACTAAAGTAGATAAATATATTTACAGAAAACTACTTTATGACTTTGCTTCTCATAAAAATATTTTCTTTTCTATATGCAACGGAGATTATATATTCAACTTAGATTCAGATGAACTTCCATCAGAAACCTTAATCAAAGAAGTTCACTCAATTATATTAAAAAATAATTCTGATTTATTTTGGATACCTAGATTAAACTATTTTGACGGAATTGATGAAAAAACGGCAAAACACTATGGGTGGTCAATTGACAAAGATAAAAACAATGCAATTAACTTTCCAGATTATCAAGGTCGTATATATAAAAATAATAATAAACTTAGATGGAACAAAAAACTACACGAACAGATAGTAGGAGCAACATCACGGATTCAGTTAAAATATACCGATGATTATTATTTAAGACACATAAAAAGCATAGACGACCAAACAAATAGCAATAGGTTATATAAAGAATTAACAAATTACAACCCACCGCAATCTGATATAGGAGTAGTTTGTTGCTATTTTAATCCATGTGACTATAAAAGTAAGTTTTTAAATTTTAGTAAATTTCTGTCGGAAATAAGATCAACAAATATAGAACCACTTGTAGTTGAGTCGTATACCGAAAACTCAAAATACAGAGTTAACAAATTAACAAAAAATTGCATATCAATTAAAACCGAGTCCGTGTTTTGGATGAAGGAGCAACTTCTTAATGTAGGAATAAAAAGATTATTGGTGAAGAATTACAAATATATAATGTGGATTGATGCTGATATTAAGTTTAACAAAATAGATTGGTGGAAGGATATAATACTTGCAACTGAATTTTATGGGGTTGCTCAAATATTTTCCAATTCAAAAAAAGAAAATGTAAAAAGTGAAAATAAAGAAAAAAACTCATCTGCATATAAACTAACACATTGTAATAAAAAGAATGATACACAAATACTACTAGACAGAAAGGGAGAACCTGGATATGGATGTTGTTACCACAGAAGTTTTCTTGAAAAAAATCTGCTATTCGATTTAGCAGTTGTTGGTGGTGGTGATTTACTAAATCTAATTGGTTTTTATTATTACAAAGAAACCCATGACATAATATTACGTGATAGGTTTTTTAAAAATACCACTTATGATTTTAAACTAGAATTCATAAACTGGTGCAAGAGGAACAAGAAAATTAAAAATGGTGTTGGTTATGCAAATCTAGACATAGACGTCATGTTTCACGGAAACGAAGTAAACAGAAGATACATCAACCGAGAAAAAATATTAAAACAATGTGAGTTCACCCCAACGACAGATATTGAACTTAATAACGGAATTTATTTAATAAAAAATAAATCACTAGAGCAAAAATTAAAAGAGTATTTTATAAACCGAAAAGAAGACGAAAAACTTTCAAAGAAAAATAACGAAGAGGTTACAAAAATATACAAAGACAGTTCCTACGTAAATTGTAACTTCAGTATAAATAAAGAAATAACAACATTAGAAAAATTTACAACAAAGCAATGTCTATCTAAATTCAAAATAACAGATAGTGATATTGTACTCGTTGGTGCACGAACCAAAAATGAATTGTTCTCACTCAAAAATTTTGGAATTTCTTGCAACGTACTGGTGGACGGTGGTGTTGATGTTTGCTTAAACTCATTCACACACAAACCAACATATAGTTCATTTGGTATTTTTTTATCATTTATTGTTACACACTACAATTCCCTACCAAATTATTTAGTATTTGCCAACAACGAGAAACAAAAAAATATAGCAAGCAAGATTTCTAAGTCTTCAATTTTAAATTCAAATAGTTTTTGTGTTATCGATGGAGTTTTATCAAAAACGAACATAAGCCCCCATCTTAAAATTAAAAATCATAACACAATAAGAAACTATTATAAGCAAACACTAAATCAAATATATACAGAAGATACAACCAAATATACAGGAACGTGCTTTTCAGTTCCACGTAAATGCGTATACCGAAAACCTAAAATGTTTTACTCAAAAATACTAAAGCAATATGAAAAAAATCCAGATAAAGAAGAGCACTTTCTAAGACTTGCGTTTTACAATTTATTCAAATGAATACGATAATAATTCACATATTCCCACATGAAATTGATAACTACAGACGAGTGGTAAATCAAATTCTTAATGTGTGCGATTTAAATAACATCCGTGATATTAAAATTGATAGTATTTTAAACATCAACGATGGTGTAATAAAAAACAATGATAATATTATCAATGTAATGAAAGAATACAACAAAACAAACAATAGGAGTGTAGGTATTACATCTTCTATCACAAATGAATACTTTGGAGTTAACGAGCACCGCAGAGAGTGTATAGAAAGAGCATCCCCACATGATTCTTTGATTTTCTTGGATGTGGATTTACATTTCAACGACAACACAATCACAAATATGCTCGGTGCAAGTGAAACCATAAAAAGAGATAACTTCAATTACATTATTACTCCTCAACTTGTAAGATTGTGGGACACAACTTGGGATTGCTTGGTGAATCAATTATATTTAAAAAACCCAACTGGTATGTGTGAAAATGTAGATATTCAAAAAATACTAAAAACAAATCACGGAGATTCACGGATAACAAAATGCCCTAAATTCAAATGGGCAGGTGGGTGGTTTACTTGTATTTCTGCTAGACTTGCAAAATATATAGGAATTCCAAAATCATTTGTAGGATATGGACCAGATGACACATTTATGATGTATTGTTGTGACTACATGAAAGAAAACGGAATACCTGTTCAACAGTATATTCTTGAAAACAATATTGTGTGCGAGGATCGTACACTAATAAAACACAATAAAAAGAATTTTAAGATAAATAATTTTAGAAAAAAATCAGAAATGCTTTTAACCTCGGAATATAATAATTTTAAAAAAAGAATAAATCAGGATATATATAAAAACAATGAAAGTTAAAAAAATTATGAATATATCAGTAGTTCTATTGGTATCTTTCCTTTTTACAGGATGTATAACAATACCAAATTGGGGACTAAAACAAGACAGACAAGAAATTGCAGGAGAAATAACAAGAAAAGAAAGTGAACTTGAAAGACATACACGTTCTTATGTAACGGGTACGGTTGAAGCACTATCTTTATCAGAGAATAAATCATCAGAAGACTTAGTGGCACTTCAACTAGCAAAAGAAGCACAAACCATAGTAGGCCTTCCACAACCTGGTGACAAAATTCATGTAGAAGACCTTATTGCACAAAACGAAGTTGCAATAGAAAATCTAACAGACAGAGAACAAGATGTAATTGAACTTAGCAGACGCAAACAAATTCTAGGACACGACCTTAAAGATACAGAGGAAAAACTTATTAGTTTAGGTGAACTTAAAGCAAAAGAACAAAAGGATGGTTTTTTCAGTTCTATGTGGGCATGGTTAACTGGAACATTTGGACTAATAGGGGCAGTAGCAGTTTTAATAGTTGCAGGACCTGCACTTCTTCCTATAATTACGCAACTAATAGGTTGGTTGGTGGCAAGAATACCAGGACTTATTACCTGGTTTGGAATTACAAGTAGTCAAATGACAAGCAACATAATAAAAGGTGTACACGACGCAAAAGAAAAAGTCCGTGCTCTTGATGACGATAAAAAATTAAGCAAGAATGAGGTATTAAATATATTCGGGTCGTCTTTGGGAAACTCCACAAACGTAACAGACAAAAATGCAATTGACCGCATAAAGAGAAAGTTTAAGTGATTGATGTAATCACGATAAAAAATAAAAGGTTTATAGGTAATATTGAAAATGGCATACAAAGCAATGCTTTGGGTTTTATGTGGAGACCTGGTATGCCAAGCAAAAAAATAAGAATTGATAATTGTCACATTGAAGCAGGAGAAGTTGCAGAAGGATTAAAATTATCTTATTGTAGTGATGTTGTAGTAACCAATACTACTATAATCGGTGGGTTTGAAGATGTAGTTGATATTGTTCGTGGTGGTTTTATGTTGTTTGAAAATTGCAGATTCATTTCAAAAAACACCAAGCAACACTTTACAATAAAATGTCAGGCATCTAACATCACCATCAAGAATTGTACATTCGTCAATGATTTCCGCACAATTATAGACGGAGCATTTGTAGACCTCGGAAATTGGTCGGACTACGATATAGATGATTTACCTAAAACAAAAGATATATACATCGTTGATTGTAAGTTTGAAAATGTAAGTTGGTACAAAAAAATAATATCAAGACGACTATACGCAGAAACACCAATTGTCAGAGGAAATGGTATTATTCTTAAAGTTCCAAGATTATTTGTTTGGTTATTCTGGAAACTAAGAAGATTTCAAGTTAAATAACACAAAAGGAAATACTTATAATAAAAAGGGTTATATAGCACAAAAAAAAAA